TCCCAGATGCGTTTATAATTCGCACTAAAGGCGAAAGTATGCCGCGCGATGTGGAAAAGAAGCCGTCGGGTCTTACGCCAGTAGGTGGCAGGCTGAAAGATGCTAACGGAAAAAAGGTGTGGGATGAAAACGAGCTGTTTGAGCAGCTGGCCGCGCTACTGAAGGATAAGCACGAATATAAGACCCTGATTATCGACAGCGTTACAGGTCTTGAGGACTTGTTTGTGCAATCGGTTGTTGACAATGATCCTAAAAATCCTAAGAGCGTTGTGCAGGCAGCGGGCGGATACGGAGCTGGTCGGTCTGCGGTGAAGTCAAAGCATATGCGCGTAAAGAAGTATGCAGAAGCGCTGCGTGAGCGTCGTGGGATGCATGTTATTTTCCTTGCGCATGTAGAGGTGGATCGACTTGACCCGCCAGACGGGGAACCTTTCACCCGTTACAATCTGCAACTTCACAAGGAAAGTTCACCTGTTTATGTAAATGGGGTTGACGTTGTTGGGTATATCGGTCAAGACCGTTTTGTAGGTGAGGACGGTAAGGCTCGATCTAGCGATGATCGTATTATGACGGTGCACATGACACCAGCCAATATCTCCAAGAACAGATTGGGGATTTCTGAGCCTATCACAGTTAAAAAGGGTGTTAATCCCTTTGCAGACTATATTTAATCATACTAAGGAGACACAACAATGAGCGACGGAGAGAAAAGGGCGCGCAAGGCAGTAGCGATGCTGCTAGACCATGCCGTACAGGACTATGAAAGGGACGACAAGTGCATTGATGCAGTGGAATTCGCTATGAGCGTTCTGCGAGATCGCCCCAATAATACCACAATTGAAGCTATGAATGAGGTTAGTAAATGAGCTTTTGGGATCTATCGACTGGCGAACAAGCCAAATCTGAAACCACATATGAGGCACCAACAGGGGGAGGTGAGCCTATCCCCGATAACACAAACGTAGTAGCGTTTGCTGAGAAAGCGGAGTGGTCTAAGTTCTACCAGTCCGAAGATGAGTTTATCAATATCCAGTGGCGTGTAACTAAGCCTGAGGTATATAAAAACCGGGTTATCTTCCAGAAACTTGACGTATTCGGCAAGGATGCGCGCGCAAAAGACCCAAAGAAGAAGTCGGATAATGCCAAGCGTATGCTGGCTGCTATTGACGCTAACGCAGGCGGTCAGCTCGCAACAGTAGAGGGTGTACCTACAAGTGAGGATCTGACACGCTGCCTGTCTAACAAGTTTATGACCATCAAGGTTATGAAGTGGGAGATGAAAAACGAAGCTGGCGAGCCTATGTCTGGCAACTGGATCGCCGCCGTATCGCCTAAGTCTGACGTTAGTGAGCCCGTAGTGCAGCAGCAGACGCAGCAGGCAGCACCGCCTATTGACGATGATGAGATTCCGTTCTGATGTAGTATGACAAACCGGAGCGGCTGTAATGGCCGCTCTTTTTATAAGGAGGATGAAAGATATGAGTGAGATGCAATTTTTCCATGGGTACTTCAAGGTGTCTGATCGTGAATTGACGCCAGAAGATACTGATGATTTTTACGATTTGGAAGAAGAGTGTGGTTGTAACTTTGTAGAGGTGGGCGGCATCCTATACGAGTTCTGGGGTTCGGGATTGGATATTGACGCATATGGGTTCAACGTTGTTCTACCAAAAACAGAACACTTGCAGCTTGCATGCTACTGGTACAACGGCGGAGCTGGATTGCACGAAGTTGTTGAGGCGGCGATCAATTCATATGCTAAAGAGGAATAACAATGGAACAACAACGTAGCGGAGATTGGTTTAAAAAACGCATTGGCCGCATTACAGGTTCACGCGTGGGGGCCATCCTGGGCTTGAACCCGTGGCAGTCACGGGAAGACGTGTTGCGGGCTATGGTGCGCGAATACCATAAGGCACCAAGTGAGTTTGAGGGTAATGTAGCTACAAACCACGGGCAAGCACATGAGGAGGAGGCTATACTTGATTTTGAGCTTGAAACAGGTAAGACCGTTGCAGAGACTGGATTTCATACGTTCAGCGATTGGGCGGGGGCATCCCCTGATGGGCTTGTCGATGATGATGCAATCCTAGAGGTTAAATGCCCATATGGTAAGCGCAACGATAAGCCCCCAGTGTTTAAGACCGCACAAGAGCAGGCGCATTACCTAGCGCAGATGCAATGGGAGATGCTTTGCACAGATCGCCATGCTGCATACTTCTGGCAGTGGACGCCACACGGTCAAGAGCTGCAAATGGTTGACCGAGACGTGACCTGGCTTAACGAGAATATTCCTGTGCTGCGTCAATTCCATGCGTTCTACCTGTCAGAACTAGACAACCCAGAACATCTTGAGCCGCTGCGCAAGGAGGTTAACACTGATGACGTGCGTAAGCTGCTAGATGAATATGACCAGCTAAAAGAAGCGCAAGAACTGGCTAAAGAGCGTCAAAAGGAGGTGCTTGCAGAACTAGTGACCGCTGCAAGTGACAATAACGCTTTGATGTGGGGTCGCAAGCTTACTAAGGTTGAAAAAACCGGATCAATCTCGTATGCAAAGGCAATAAAAGACTTGTGCCCAGATGCAGATTTGAGTAAGTATAAGGGGAAGTCTAGTAGTTATTGGAAGTTATCATGAAACATACGATGGTTATATATAAAGAACTGACAGAGAGATGCCGCAGGCCGTACAGGATTGTTGAGCATGTAATAACAATAGATGGCGTTAGGTCTAGACTTACCTGCAACTCATTCGTAACACTTGAAGAGGCAGAGGATTTCATTAAGGATAACCAATGACCACCATATCATTCCGACCGTACCAACAGACGTGCATTGACAAGGCTATACACCACGCCCGCACAAGCCTAGCGCCCGCCGTTATTGACGCAGCGCCAGCGGCGGGCAAGTCTTTTCTTATAGCCGGGATCAGTGACGCACTAACAGAGATGAGCGGGGGCAAGAAGGTTTTAAACCTTGCCCCCAGCAAGGAGCTTGTAGTACAGAACCACGAGAAAATGTTGCTAACGGGCCATCCTGCGTCTATCTTTTCGTCATCGGCTGGCAGCAAATCCACACGGCACAACATTGTATTTGGTACACCGCTGACGGTTAAGAACTCTATCAGCCGATTTCTAAGCGGATACTGCGCTGTTAACGTAGATGAGGCACACGGGATTACGCCGACAATTATTAGCATTATTGACGCTATGCGCGAAGCCAATCCAAACTTGCGGGTGTTTGGGTGGTCTGGTACTCCATTCCGTTTGGGGTCCGGTTACATCTATCGGGTAGACCCTGATGGCCGCATTATGCCGGATCAGCAGGCGAAAGATCCATACTTTGATAAGTGTCTACACCGGGTATCGGCATATGAAATGCTTGACCAAGGGTTCATCACTCCTATGGATGTTGGGTCTCCGCTAAGTGAGGTGTATGACACAAGCAACTTGAAGCTAAATAAGGCTGGCAAATTTGATCCTAAAGACGAGCACGCGGTTTATGTTGGGCAGGGGCGCAAAACTGCTGCGATTGTCTATGATGTAGTGCAGCAATCTAAAAACCGCTATGGCGGCTGCATGCTGTTCGCTGGAACCGTGCAACACGCGATGGAAATCATGGAAAGCCTGCCACCTGGGAATAGTGGGTTTGTTACTGGTGACGATAGCCAAGCTTGTGGCGGTCTTGTGCGAGGTCGTGATAATGTGATCAAGGCGTATCGAGATCAGAGGTTTAAGTACCTTGTTAGCGTTGGAGCGCTTACCACGGGATTTGATGTCGCCCACACCAGTGTTATTGCCACACTGCGCCGAAGCGAGAGCGCTAGTTTGATCCAGCAAATCCTAGGCAGGGCATGGAGACTGGACCCGCTAAAGCCTAGATCCTTGTGGCTGGATTACACGGGTCAGGTAGATGAGATGTTCCCGGATGGTGACATTTACGCGCCGGAAATTAAGGCCGCACCAAAGAAAGAGGACGCCACCTATCTCAGCGTCACATGCCCTATGTGTAGTGGTGTTAACGAGTTCTCAGCCCGCAAGAACGAAGATGGGTATAACGTCACAGAGGATGGGTATTTTGCAGACCTGACAGGCGCTAGGATCGAATGTGAACACGGGCCTATTCCGGCGCACTATGGTAGGAGATGCCTCAATATGGTGCCTGCGGGTGGGGGTAGGTTGGATCAGTGTCAGCAACGCTGGACTAGCAAGGAGTGCCCTCACTGCATGGAACCGAACGATATTGCTGCAAAGTATTGCTGTTCGTGCCGTGGTGAGATCATTGATCCGAATGAAAAGCTGCAAATTGAATTTAGGGCATTGAAGCGCAGCCCGTACAATCGCCAGTGTGATGAGGTTGTTGCATTTGAGGAAAGGGACACGGTAAGCGGTAGTGGTAATGAGGTGACACGACTGGACTTTAAAACGCCGTATAGATCATTTTCTATATGGGTGCAGAAAAACCCAAAAAGCCAGTTTGCTATGCGCGCACTAGAAATGTATCAAGGTCTGAATGGCGAGCAACCGCAAACAGTAGAATACCAGAAGTCTGAGAATGGTTTTTACACCGTGTTCTCGTTTAACAAACCGAAGGATGAGGAGCCGTAACAGTGACATACAAGATGTTCATTGACGATGAGAGAGACCCGCCTAATGGTGAAACTGATTGGGTTGTGTGCCGGGATGCCGAAGATGTTTTCGTTGCAGTGGTGCGTATAGGGCTCCCTTCATTCATCAGTTTTGACCATGATCTTGGTGATGGAGCCACTGGTTATGATATCGCCAAATGGATAATTGATATTGACATGGTTAAAGAGTGCGTAGATATCCCAGATGACTTCTCGTTCTACGTCCACAGTCAGAACCCGGTTGGTGCAGAAAATATCCGCAATCTGTTGAGTAGCTATCTGGCGCACAGGGGTAACACATGAACTTCCCAAACTGGCTACGTGTCTACGG